TTGCGACATAATCGAAAATTATTGATATCTCCAACTGCTTCTGGAAAGTCGTTGATGATATATTCTGTTGTGAGATATTACGTTGAGAGACAACAAAATATTCTGATAGTTGTTCCAACGACTTCCCTTGTAGAACAAATGTATAAAGATTTTGCAGATTATGGATGGGATGTTGGTTCATACTGTCACAAGATCTATGCGGGAAAGGAAAGAGAAACTGATTCCCAAGTCATTATTACCACCTGGCAAAGTATTTACAAATTGCCCAAGCAGTATTTTGCTAGATTTAATGTAGTCGTAGGAGATGAGGCACACCAGTTTAAATCCAAGTCATTAATATCTATAATGACAAAGCTTTGTGATGCAAAATATCGCTTTGGATTCACTGGAACACTGGATGGAAGTCAAACCCACAAGTGGGTTCTAGAAGGATTGTTCGGTCCTTCATATAAGATTATTAATACAGATGAACTGATGAAGAAAGGGCATCTTGCCAAATTAGACATTAAAATACTTCTACTGAAACACCCACCGAATCGTTTTGATATCTTTGAGGATGAAGTACAGTATATTATTAATCATGGAAAGCGAAATAACTTTATTAAAAATCTTACATTAGATTTAAAAGGAAATACTCTTGTCCTATTTTCAAGAGTAGAAGGTCATGGACAACCTTTATACGATCTCATAAATAATAACAAGGTTGATAATCGCCATGTCTTCTTTATTCATGGTGGAGTGGAAACTGAAGAAAGAGAAAGGGTTAGAGAAATAACGGAAAAGGAATCAAACGCAATTATTGTGGCATCCTATGGGACTTTTTCTACCGGTATTAATATTCGTAACTTACATAATGTTGTGTTTGCGTCACCATCGAAATCGAGAATTAGAAATCTCCAATCTATCGGAAGAGTACTCCGAAAAGGCGAAAACAAAGTAAAAGCAACTCTATATGATATTGCCGATGATATCAGTTATAAGTCAAGAAAGAATTACACCTTAAATCATCTTATTGAAAGAATTAAAATCTATAATGAAGAAAATTTTAATTACGATATTGTAAACATACCACTAAAAGAATAATGGGCGAAGAGTTTTATTGTGTTTTAAAATTAGTATCTGGTGAAGAAATATTTTCTTTAATTTCAGTAGATGAAAGTAATGAAGATACTATTATTATTCTTCAGAATCCTGTAATAATTAAAATGATTGAAAGTTATGAAAAATCTTATATAAAAATTAAACCCTGGATAGAGTTGTCTAGTGATGATATTTTTATTATGAGACTTGATAAAATTATTACGATGACTGAAAGTAGAGATGAAAAATTAATTGAAGTTTATAATGAATATTTGACAGGTGATAGTATTAATACATACAAACCATCTGGTAAAGTAGATATATCTGATAAAATGGGATATATTTCTTCAGTAGAAGATGCTCGTAAGAAACTTGAGAATCTTTATAAAGGTCTTAAAGAAAGCTAGATCTCATCTTTAACCGGGACAAACCTAGTCTATATGACTTTTTGGTAGTTGTCAAGCCCCTCAATATGTGCTATAATTAATTTAACTTATTAATGGATAAATGAGACCCTCATGGCAAAAAAGAAATCGGAGCACTATGTAAACAATAAAGAATTGTTAGAAGCAATGGTGGTGTATAGAAGTAAAGTTGAGAAAGCAAGGCAAAAGTTTATTGAAAAATATGAAATAGAACCACCAAAGTCTGGACCTTGGGAAGGAAAACCAAGAATTCCCGATTATATTGGTGAATGTTTTTTAAAGATTGCTACTCATTTATCATATAAACCAAATTTTGTCAATTATATGTTCAGAGATGATATGATCTCTGATGGTATTGAAAATTGTGTTCAGTATATTCACAATTTTAATCCAGAAAGGTCTCAAAATCCATTTGCATATTTTACACAGATTATTCATTACGCATTTTTAAGACGTATTGGAAAAGAAAAGAAACAATTGGAAATTAAAAATAAAATTATCGAACGCACTGGATTTGATGAGGTTATGATGATTGATGACAACTTGCTTTCTGGGAGCAATTCAGATTATAATACGATGAAGGACAACATTCAATACAGAAACAACAATCGATGAAAATCGGAATTTTTACGGACAGCCATTTTGGCGCAAAGAAAGGTTCAAAGCATCTTCATGATCACTTTGAACTTTTCTACAAGAATGTCTTCTTTCCTGCCCTAGAAGAACACGGGGTAGAAACAGTCATTCATATGGGTGATGCATTCGATAGTCGTAAGTCAATTGATTATCAAAGTCTGGAATGGGCAAAGAGGGTTGTATTTGAACCTCTGCGTGAGTATGATGTTCATATGATTGTTGGGAATCATGATTGCTATTACAAGAATACCAATCATGTTAACTCCCCAGACCTGCTTCTCAAGACATATCCAAATATTAAAACTTACAGTTCTCCAACAAATACAAAGGTTGGTGGAATTGATATGACTTTCATTCCTTGGATTTGTAGTGAGAATCATGATGAAACTATGAATGTCATTAAGAAATCCAAGGCAAAGGTTGCAATGGGACATCTAGAACTTCAAGGTTTCCGTGTCAATAAGAATCTAATTATGGAGGAACATGGACTGGACTCGAATATTTTTTCAAAGTTCACAAAGGTATTTTCTGGTCATTACCACACTCGTTCTGATAATGGACGCATCTTCTATCTTGGTAATCCTTATGAAATGTATTGGACGGATGTGAATGATGCTCGTGGATTTCATATCTTTGATACAGAAACACTAGAACATACACCAATCAATAATCCTTATAAATTATTCTATAATCTTTATTATGAAGATACTCCCTATCAGACATTTGATGCTCGGGAGTATGAGAATAAGATTGTAAAGATTATTGTTCGTAAAAAAACAAAAGCAAAGGATTTTGAAAAGTTTGTGGATAAACTATATACTGCAGGAATTCAAGACCTTAAAATTATTGAAAACTTTGAAATTCAAGAAAGTGAAGATTTTCAAATTGATGAGGAAGAGAATACTATTTCAATTTTAAATCGTTATATTGATGAATCCGAAGTTCAATTTGATAAGAACATTATTAAAGGAATCCTACAAAATCTTTATAAAGAGGCTTGCGAAGTAGCAGACTAATGTTTCTTCTTACACTTAAGGATCACAAAGGGGATGGTGCATTTGCTGTCCAAGACAAATATGGTGATAAAGTCCTCTTCTTATTTGAGGAAGAGGATGATGCCACTCGCTATGCCTTGATGATAGAAGATCAAGAAGAAAAGGAAATGGACGTTGTAGAAGTAGATGATGAGCTTGCCATAAAGACTTGTAGGATGTACAATTATAAGTATGCCGTAATTAAACCTGAAGACATCGTAATTCCCCCTAAGAATGATAATTTTTAAGAAAATCCGCTGGAAGAACTTTCTTTCTACGGGACAGCATTTCATAGAAATGGACTTCCAAAAGAACCAAACCAATTTGATTGTCGGGACAAATGGTGCTGGTAAATCCACTGTGCTGGATGCCTTGACTTTTGTATTGTTCAATCGCCCATTCCGCAAAATCAATAAACCCCAACTTCCTAACAGTACCAACGAAAAGGACTGTCTTGTAGAGATTGAGTTTTCTGTGAATAGTCGTGAGTATTTGGTTCGTCGTGGAATTAAACCAAATGTTTTTGATATTGAGGTAAATGGAAAGCAACTTCATAAAGAAGCAGATGATCGTGCGAATCAAAAAATTCTAGAAGAAAATATTCTCAAGGTCAATTATAAGTCTTTTACGCAGATTGTAATTCTGGGATCTAGCAATTTTGTACCTTTTATGCAACTCACTACGGCAAATCGTCGTGAGGTCATTGAGGACTTGTTGGATATTCGTATCTTCTCTTCGATGAATAATTTGATTAAGGAAAAGATTCGTCAGCAAAAGGAACAAATTAAATCCTTGGATCTTAAGAAAGAATCTCTCAAAGATAAAGTTCAAATGCAAAAGAATTTTATTGAGCAGTTGGAGAATCGTGGAAAAGATAATATCAATTTTAATAAGAAAAAGATTACTAATTTGATTGCTGAAGTTGATGCTTATATGCTTCAAAATTCAACTACTGAGGAAAGTATCTTTGGATATACTAAAGAGCAAGAGGAAGTTATTGGTGCTACTGATAAACTGAGAAAATTGGGAAATCTGAAAGGTAAAATCTCCCAGAAAGTATCTACCATTACTAAAGAGCATAAGTTCTTCACAGAGAATACGGTTTGTCCCACCTGCACTCAAACAATTGAAGAAGAGTTTCGGTTAAATAGAATTACCGACGCTCAAAATAGTGCTAAGGAACTTCAACAAGGTTATAAAGATCTTGAAGAGACCATAAAGCAAGAAGAAGAGAGAGAGCGTCAATTTATTGCTCTATCTAAGGAGATTACGAAACTCAACAATGACATTTCTCAAAACAATGCTAGAATTTCATCTAACCAACGACAGGTTAGGGATTTGGAAAGTGAAATTCAAACACTTACCGAACAACTTGAAAACAAGAATACTGAGCACGAAAAGTTAGAGGAGTTTCAGACCAATCTTCAAAAAATCTTTGAGGATTTGGGAACTAAAAAGGAAGAGATAGTTCATTATGATTTTGCATATTCTCTTCTCAAAGATGATGGTGTAAAAACCAAAATTATCAAAAAATATCTTCCCTTCATCAATCAACAGGTGAATCGTTATTTGCAGATGATGGATTTTTACATCAATTTCCATCTGGATGAAGAGTTTAATGAGAGCATCAAGTCCCCTATTCACGAGAACTTCTCTTATAGTTCTTTCAGTGAAGGTGAGAAAATGAGAGTTGATTTGTCACTTCTCTTTACTTGGAGAGAAGTTGCAAGAGTGAAGAACTCTGTGAATACAAATCTTTTGATTATGGATGAAGTTTTTGATTCATCTCTGGATGGATTTGGAACTGATGAGTTTCTTAAGATTATCCGTTATGTCATAAAGGATGCTAATATATTCGTGATTTCTCATAAGACTGGACTTGAGGACAAATTTGAAAGTGTCACCCGTTTTGACAAGAAGGGAGGGTTCTCGTATAAAGTAGAATCATAAACAAACAGAACAATGCAAGTCCCCAATCGCTACCATCACTCCAAGAAGGATCAGAAGCGGAAACTTAAACCGCAAGCACTCCGACAAGCAAAGGCCCGCCGCCAAGCACTCAAGAAGCGTCTCACTCAACGAGACGCTTCTTTTTTATAAATACTTAAAAAGTTTTTATACCCATGGCACAAGAAGAAGGAAGAAGGGCAAGAAAAAGATATAAAAATGCACCATC